CCCTCAAATGGGCCCCTCAATGATTATTTGGGCGGCCGGTTCGTTTCTGTCGACGCCTTCTCCCAATTTTGAGGACATCCCCAAAACTCTCCACACGTGATCTCTTTAACTATAGCTTTGATTAGCGTGAGATTGGTGCAGAGTACAAGCTCTCTTGGTCTATTGGATAACCTGATTATCTAACTATGGAGGAGTTCCCCACGATTGACAACCGGATCATTTCGGCAGACCTTGCCCTTCCCGACGGAAATGGAAACCTCGCGATTTCGATCGTCGAGCCTTCTTCAACTCTATGTTTGAAGAAGAAGGGTCATGTGACTTACCGCACCCTTATGGATGCGAGCACTTCATGTCAACCACAGCCCCTAATTCCAGTCTCCATCTGGGACCGAGTCCGACTTTCGGCCCATACCGCCGCTCACAGAAACACATATGTCTCCTACGAGGAGGTAGTGGCGAAGTGGGTCCCGTCCTGTTTGAAGAACGAAGCCTTTGGGCAATTCGCTGTGGTGGACACCCGTCTACAAGCGGACGACCTCGAAGATATGCTTCGCAGAGCAATCTGGATCACGGACGAAGTGGACTTGGGGAGACAGTACACCTGCTCTGGAGCCCTTCCTTTTTGTCTGCCTGTTTCCTCAACTGATCGGGGTACCATCAATGATAATCCTATCAAAGTGGTACTATATGTCACTCGTTCGGGGTATCAAGAAGCCGCAAAGTTAGGCTCTTTGACGACCACGACCAAGCTTGCACTAAGCACTTCGCCAATCGACCTGGTTAACACCAGGCCGGCGGCGTTTGTTGAGAAGAAGGCTGCACTCAAAATTGAGGGAACCAGAGGTGGAAACCTACCATCTCGACGTTCCTCGGTTGAGACCCGAAGAGATAGATATCGGTCTGGTTCTGCGCGTTGGCCTGCGCGGGATCGAGATGAATCTCCAACCCCAGGTAGGCGAAGTTTCGACCTGCCAAACCGGCTTCCTGTTGGTGGTGGGACTGTCCCCGCTGCCCAGGATCCTGACTGCTTCAGCTCTGCTGGAGAGGTCGGGTAACCATGTGAGCACATGCTCCGGTCAAAGAGGATGCTATCCCCCCGTTTCCGGAGTATTCTGACCCTTTCGGGTCAGAGACGGG